AAAAGACTTTAGGTGGAAGTTCTACGGAAGTTACCCACTGCCTTTAAAACCCTTTATTGATCGAGGAGAGATGGAGTTTCATCAATGGGCTCCATTACCTGAATTTCCAGGCACTATGGCTGAATCTGGTACTCAATTAACTTTTGCTGCTCTTCAGGATAATAATTTCAATAGAGCTAAGAGCAATATTAAGTTGCTTGAAGCCGCCGCACTAGGTATTCCTTGTGTGTGCCCAGATATGTGTACATACAAGGATGCCTTCTTGAAGTATTCTAATGCTAACGAGTTTATTGATTGTATTAAAACTGCTACTAAGAATCAGTCAGTTTATGCTGATTACTGTAAAAAGTCTCGAGCATATGCCGATAACTTCTGGCTAGAAGACGAAAAGAATCTCATGAAACACCATGAGGCATATTTTACCCCGTTTGGTTCCCCGGATCGTAAGTATTTGCTTGAGACTAACCCAAAATCATAATACAATAGGTCTTAGTGTATAGGAACGCATCATACAACCCTCGAGAAGGAACTGTCTTCTTACGGACATGGACTGAAGATGGAGATAGAATCGATACTGATGTTCCCTTCACTCCTTACCTCTTTACAGAGCATAAAGACTCTAAAGACGCTACATCTATCTTCAAGACACCTCTTAAGAAGCATTATTTCAAAAATACATTTGAACGTTCAAAATTTGTTCAAGAAACTAAGAACCCGAGATTGTTTGGTAACTTATCTGTAGATCAGCAATTCTTGGTTGATCAGTTTAAGGAAGATGTACATAAACCAGAATTTAGTCAGTTCCCTCTTAAGGTATTCTTTATTGATATTGAGACCTACTCTCCAGGAGCCTTCCCTATACCGAAGTACGCTAAAGACCCTGTTAATCTTATAACTGTACTAGACACACTTAGTGGTAAAATACATACCTGGGGTCTAAGAGAAGACTACAAACCTAAACTTGATAATGTAACATATTATTGTTGTAAGACAGAGGGAGAGTTGTTTGAAAGGTTTGTTAATTTCTGGAAGAAAGACCCTCCAGATATTTTGACAGGCTGGAATACTGAACAGTTCGATATTCCCTATATTATTAATCGTACTAAGAACTTGCTTGGAGAAGACTTTATTAAACAACTCTCTCCGGTAGGCCAGGTACATTATAGAGAAAACTTTGCTAAGTTCGGTAAAGAAATGGGTAGGTGGTATATTTCTGGTGTTAGCTGTTTGGACTACATGGAAATTTATAAGACGTATTCTAAGGGCGATAGAGAATCCTTCTCACTTAACTATATTTGTGAATATGAGCTCGGTGAAGGTAAACTTGCTATTAATGCTACAAACCTTTCTTCCTTATCTGAAACAGACTGGGAAAACTTTGTAGATTATAATATTCAAGACGTCGATCTACTTCGTAAGTTAGAAGAGAAGTTAAATTACCTCAAGATTATTCGTCTGCTGTCTTACAAAGGTTGTACTAATTTTGAAAGAGCTCTAGGGAAGGTATCCATCGTAACTGGGGCTATGACGCTTCAGGCACAAAAGCAAGGTTACATCATACCTACCTTTAAAAACGAAACTACCCGAGAGTCTTTAGAAGGAGGCTATGTAAGAGAACCTGAAAGAGGTCTAAAAGAAGCTATTGTATCCTTTGACGTTAACTCTCTATACCCTAATACTATTATTACTCTTAACATTGGATCTGAGACTAAGCTCGGTAAAATTGTTACTGGAGACCCTGAGTATGATAAAGAAGTTGAAATTAAACTTGAGTCTGGGGGAATGTTTAAAGTGACTACTGCTAAACTAAAGAAGTTCTTAACTGATGAAAACGTAGCTCTATCAAAAGCTGGGGTTCTATACTCTCAAAAGTTTAAAGGTGTTTGTCCGAATCTGATTAATAGTATTTACGATGAGCGAGTTTATGCTCGTAATGAAATGCTTAAACTCAAAAAGACAAAGCAGAAGGATAAAGATACTATTAGTAAAATTCAATACTTTGATACACTTCAATACACGTTAAAGATTCTTCTCAACTCCATCTATGGCACGTTTGCTAATAAGCACTCAGCCTTTATGGATATTGATAACGCTTCGTCTATTACCTTAACCGGTCAAGCAGTTGCTAAGGCAGGTGGTGCTATTATCGATGCTTGGGCTAAAGAAAAGTTCGGTGTTACTGAGTCTCTTATTCTAGCTGGGGATACTGACTCTTTATATACAACAATTCAGCCTATCCTTAATAAACTTAAACTACCACTTGTTAAGGATGGTAATATTACAACTGAAGTCCATAAGATTGTAGATGCGATGGAAAAGCACCTCAATACTGAGATTATTAACTGGGCTAAGGCTGATCTTAATTCTGCTGATCCTCGTTTCGTTTTTAAACGAGAAGCTATTGCTGATGTAGGTTCTTTCTTAATGAAGAAGCGTTACATTCTTCATATCTTGGATGAAGAAGGAGTCCCTACTAATAAATTTAAATATGTAGGTGTTGAACTAGCTCGGTCAACAACCCCTAAGGAAGTTAAAGCCTTGATTAAGAAAACCATTGATACGGCGTTCTTAACGAAAGATGTTAAAAAGACTAACGAGGTTTTTCGCGAAGCTTACGATCACTTTAAAAACCTTGATATATCTGAAGCGGCATTTCGTAAAGCAGCTAAAGAACTTGAGAAGTATTCTGCAGATGCCTCTTTACATAAATTTAATAAAGGCACACCCTGCCATGTTAAAGCTGCTTTGGCTTACAACTTTCTTCTCGAGAAAATGAATATACAGAAAAGATACGAGAAGATTACTTCCGGGCAAAAAATTAAGTTCTTCTATGCAATGAAAAACCCTTATGGTTTAGATGCCGTAGGGTTTAGTAGTGAGTACCCGAAGGAGTTTCACGAGATTAAAATTGACTACGACAAGATGTTTGGTAAGATTGTTGTACCTCCAATTGAGGCAGTCTATGATGCAATTGGATGGAGAATACCTCAGATTGGTAAAGAAGTTCAAACAGATTTATTTGATTTATTTGGAGACTGAAGATCAGTAAAATAAAGAGTATCTCCGGGTCTAAATTGTAGTTTTTTCTTTTTGTTAGTGTTTTTTTGATATGTAAAATGTTTTTTAATTTTTAAAATATCTATAATACTGGCTGTGAAACCGTCTTTAACAGCATCGACCTTACCACTATATTTCCATTCTCGACCATCAGAACATTTTAACTTAAAAGGTCTTTTATTAAATTCACTTTTTAAAAAATGATGATTACCTTCTTTTATTCTTTTTAGAGCGTTCTTTTTAGCAAATTTAGATGTAAAATTATGCTTACCTTCTTTTACTCTTCTTAAGTTCACCTCTCTTTGTATTTTTCCACCTAAAAAGTGATGTGTACCGTTTTTAATTCGTTCAATCTGTATTTCCTTATCAAACCCTCCGCCCGCCATATTTGTTTTATTGTAATATTTTGGATTTTTTTTAATATTAGGTCGTCTATCTAACCATTTTTGCTCCAGCTGTAAAGTATATAATCTATTATTTTCAATAACATTATATTCAAGAACCCGAAACTTCATTGTTTCAGGTCTATGTTTAAAAATATTCCGAACATGTATACCCCCTGTTGATGTTTTGTAACCATCTTTTAAACTACCATGATGAGACCCAATAATAAATTTTTTGTACTTTGTATCATACCATATATACACATATCCGAAATAGTTCATATAAGTATTTATTCTCTGGTTCATCTTTTTATAGTTAAAAGTGGATTTTTGTTTTAGTACATATATTATTTTAGTTATGCTCATTTCACATGAAACGCCTGTGTCATTGTTACCATATTCCTGGGGATATAACGATTACTGCTATTGCTTGGTTCACCTCCTTCCTGAGAATCAAAAGTATAAAGACTTTTACTTTAAGTCTGTAGAATATGGTCGTAGAGTTCTTTTAGATAATTCTATCTTTGAACTTGGTACATCTTTCGATCCCGATCAATTTGCTTATTGGGTCAAAGAGCTTAAACCTTTTGAGTATGTCATTCCTGATGTCTTAGAAGATACTGCAGGCACTTGCATGTCGATGGATAATTTCTTATCAAAGTATTCTGATCTACCTGGTCGTAAGATCGGGGTTGTTCAGGGTAAGACATATCAAGACATTATTGACTGTTACCGTTTTGTAGCACCTAAAGTTGATAAAGTAGCTATCTCATTTGACTACTCCTATTATCTTGAGAACTGTGATTGGTCTTTGATTAACGTTCCTGCATTTGTAAAGAAGCAAGAAGATAATAAATGGCT